GGCCAGCTCGCGCTTTGCTTCAAACTCTTGTCGCGTCATCAGTTCTGGTTTCCACTGCAATCCCTCGGCCAGCACCAAGCAGACGTTGGACGAATTGGCAAGCAGGTCGAAGTCGGGCTCGGTGCCTTCGCCGTGGGTGAGGCGGTGCCAGGCCAGCCGGGTATCGACGCTGATCTTGGCGGCTTCGTCTTCGTCAAAGGTGCGGGACATCAGGATGGGCGTGAGGACGCGGGACGGCTCGACGCGGGCGTTTCGGTCGTAGCGCGCGGTGCGTTTGAATGTGGCCTGGCGGCGTTGTTGGCGGTTCATGGTTAGTCGCAGAGTTCTTCTGTTTCAAGATCGCCGATAAATGACTGCTGTTTCAGCACGCCATCAAGATCAGTAAACCTGGCCTTCGCCATGCTCAGATTGAGCTTTGCCTGCTTAAAATAAGAGTCTTTCAGCTCGACCCCGATTGCTTTGCGGCCCAAGCTGACCGGGCCGTAAACCTCGCTGCCCACTCCCATGAATGGGGTCATAACAATCTCGCCCGCATTGGAGTAAAGCTCGACCAAGCGGTCGATCACATCCAGCTGCAGCGGGTGTACGTGCTTTTCGTCGTCCTCCTCTTTGCTGTCACGGAATGGCAGCACGTTGTCGATCCGAATGTCATCCCAAACACTGGACGCATACCGCTGCCAGATGTAGTGCGACAGCTTGTTTGACTTCGGATCAGCATGATCTGCGTACGTGTTTTTCAGGTGTTCCCAAAGCTCGTCAGCAGTGAACTTGCTTTCGTTCGCGTTGTTGAATGCCTGGAGAATGTTGGGCAGAATGGGAGTAGCCCCGAAGTACCGCTTCAGGCCTTCAGGGTGCGTCACAGGCACTGCGTTGTCGCCTTTCTTTGTCAGCACTAGCACGTAGTCAGGCATGGCCGTAAAGCACTGCGTGGAGTCTTCGACGATCAGCTTGTGCATCAGGCTCTTGACCATCGTACGCATGCGAACCTTGAGCGGTTCTTTCCAGATGGTGATCCGGTTGCGATACTGAAAACCATACTTTTCGTGCAGGCGGATGATTTCGTGCGGAAAATCCCAAAGTCGGCACGAATTGTCGAAAACATCCGTGCAATGCACCGCAGTAACCCGTCCTGGCTTTGTCACCCGAGCCATTTCGGAAATAAGGTATTCGTACTGGTCAAGAAACTGCTCTTTGTTTTCGCAGTTGGAAAAGTCGCGGTGATCGCTGGAATAGTTGTAGAGCCCAGCAAATGGCGGGCTGTAGATGGAAAGGTCAACACTGTTATCTGGCAGTGCTTTGATGACTTCCATGCAATCCGAGTTATAGATTGCATAGTCTTGCGTGATGACTTGATCTTTTGTCGTGCTCATACAAACTCCGGCAGCTTGGTTGATTGGTTAAATGGTTTTATGTGAAAGTTGAAAGGCTTGTTTGCTGCCTGCACCAAATTGCCGTACAGCGTGATGGCTTTTTCGGTCTTTTGCTTCAGGGCTTCAATGACTCGCTCTTGCCCCTCGCTGATTACCATGTCGCAGGTGACAGACTTCTTTTGACCAAACCGCCAGAATCTGCGGATTGATTGGTAATACTGTTCATAGCTCCATGTCGGGAAGAAAACCGTATGGTCACAGTGCTGCCAATTCAGGCCCATGCTAGTCATCTTGGCTTTTGTAATCAGACGCTTGATCTCACCACGAGCAAACGAAACGAGAATTTCCTCTTTCTGGTCTATCGACATTCCGCCGATAATTTCAACCGCATCCCGGTCCAGATCAGAAAGCAGTTCACTCTCGTCGTTCAGGTTGCACCAATAGACGGATGTTTTACCGATTGCCAACTGTGCGGCCTTTTCGCATCTTTCTTTGACAGTAAGTTTCTGTTCTTCCCGAACTTCAGTCATGGTTGCCGCTGGCATGGCAAACAATGAAGCCTGCCCATCAATGCACCATGTTTCTGCGTTGTTGACGGTGTGGTTGTTGATGATTAGCGGCGGGAGGTCGTAACCAGCATCAGAGAAACCAAGGTCAGAAGGCTTCTTAATCATCACGGACCACTGATTGACCCATGCAAAGAAGTCAGATTCAGCGTGCGGTTTCAGGTAGAACTTTTCCCCGATGTTTCGATTATTGGAATCAACACTTCCCTGATTCGACTTAAAGAACCTCGTCAGCATGTCCATGTATCCCATGTACCCAAGGGCCTCTGAACTGTTCCCTAGTTCAATGAAGTCGTTAGGCGATGGCGTGGCAGTTGAAAGGAACCGATACGGAATCTTCTTGATGAAGGCGACAACCTGATCCCGAGTCTTTCCTGCGAAGTTTTTCAGGATGCTCGATTCATCCAACATGACACAAGTGAAGTCTTCAGGATTCAGCAGGTGCAGCCGCTCGTAATTGCACACGACGATTTTTTTAGACATCCTGGCGTCTTTGATGTGTTCAATGTCTGAAACGCCAATACGCGATGCCTCGTCAATGAACTGAAAAGCCACAGCAAGCGGAGTCAGAATCAGCACGCGCCCATTGGTTTTGCGAACAATGTTTTCAGCAATGACGATCTGAATCAAAGTCTTTCCAAGGCCAGTATCAGCAAAGACGCCGATCCGGCCCTTTTGAATAGCCTTGGTGATGATTGCCTGCTGAAAGTCGAAAGCAGAATCAGGCATCCAAACCGGATCAAAACCAAATGACCCGGATGTGTGACGCTTTGCCGTGATGAATGCGGCGTACGAGTTCATACCCCACCCCCCGCCGTCACCCGCGCTGCGGCGGGGGTCACTTCCCCATCCCTTCCAAAAAGTCGGCGTGCTCAGCCATTGCCGGATCGGACCCAGATTCAACACCGGCCGGCAGCGTCTCACTCGGGGCGGCATCAATGGCCGGCGGGTTGTTGCTCTGGTTGATTTCGCCCGTCTCGTTGTCGATCGTCAGGGAGTCGGCGAATGCGTTGTCCTGGCGCTGCGCCGATTCGGCTTGCTCGTCCAAGGCCACTGCTGTGGCAAGTTCGATGCTGACGGGCAGGTACTTGAACAACCGGCGAATGACCGTTTTCTTTGCCATTTCGTCAAAGTGACTGACCCACGGACCGCTCTGGCCGGCCTTGCTCTGGCTGCGCACGCGCTCGATCTCTGCGCGGCTCATAACCTCAAACTGCGTGCCGCCGTCCTTCAGTTTGGCCACGGCATAGACAAACCGCAGCGGGCCACGGTCTGCGGCTTCCCAATCCGGCTCATGCGTGAGGTCAGGGTTCAGGCCAAGCGCGACATGGAACTTGTCGGCCGCATAGACCGCGCGCGCTTCGATGCTCAGGATCTGGCCGCTGCGCCGGGCCAGGTCAAGCATCCCGCGATAACCGACGATGAACTGCACCTCGGTGATGCCCTTGCGGCGGTTCTCGAACGGCAGAAGGTAGGCGTGTCCAAGCGCGCCGCCTGGCTCAAGACCGAGCTGTGCGCATTGCATGATCGCGCCCAAGAACGACGCCTTATCGCACCGGCCCAGCGCCGGGGTTTTGCGGACTTCGGTCAGGGCGATGCGCGCCAGCCGGTCGGCCGTCATGTGCTTTGGCAGGGCCAGCGCCATCTGCGATTTGATGCGCGGATCGTTCATGAGTCCGGCAATCGTGTTGTCCCTCGGTGCCTTGGTGTTGTCGCCGGCGGCGATCGCTTTCAGTTGTGCTGTGGACATGGTTTGGTTCCTTCGTGGTGGTGAAAATTGATGGGGTTCAGGCGAGCCGGAAAACCCGGCTTTCGCTGGTCTTGATGAATTGCTCGAACAGGGCAGGGTGCGCAGCGGCGAATGCCTTTTGGTCGAACCGTTTGGCCTGCTTAGACTTCCAGGTGCAGACCTTGGTGCCGCCGACCGTCAGCATGGCCACGTCTCCCATGCGCGTTTTCAGGGCCTTCTCGCAGCCTTCGATCCGTGCGTCCAGTTCCTTGGCCTCGATGCGCAGCGCGCGCAATTCGTTGAGCGCGCTCAGTGCGTCGGCGTCAGAGTCAATCGGCGCGGCTTGGCCGTTGTCTGCCGGGTACAGCATGTAGAGGTCTTCCTCGGACACCGGAGGCGGCGGCGTAAGCGCCGACACGTAGCGGACCCAGAACTGAATGGCCTTTTCGCGAAGCGTGGCGATCAGCTCGCCGTCTGCTTCGACGGCGTAGCGCTTCAGATCGTCGCCGATCAGGGCGTAGACATCGCAATACTGGCGCCCGGTGATCCCGAGGCCCCATTGCACTTGCGCGAGGTAGTGCAGCGGAAGCGCATCGGTGCCAATGTCTCCCCATTCCTTGACCTTGAACGGGTGAACGGTCTTGATCTCGATGTTGATGTGCCCGCGCTTTTCGTCCTTCGCTTCGGCGTCGATCTCGCAAGCGAAGTAATCAACGGCCTGATCGGTGTAGCGTTCGTTCGCTGCAATGACGTTCACGCCGTGCTCGTCGCGGATCATGTCCAAGATGTAGGGCTCCATACGCTTCCCGCGATTCAGGACGCGCAGGCGGGCCGCGTCGGTTTCCGGCATGGCGGGCTGCGTCTTGTCGTTCCAGAGTTGCAGCGGGGTTTTCCATGGACTGATGCCGAGGATGGCTGCTAGGTCCGATCCGCCAATGAACTTGCGCCGATCCACGATGGGCGCGGGCTTCTCGATCATTTCAATGTTCATCGTGCGCTCCAGAATCCAATGAGTGAAAAAACTGTGAAGATCACGCAGCCAACGGCAAGCACCGCCAGTGCGAAATCAAGCGCGAGGTCAATCAGCTCGCGCGCTTCTCCGTAGGGATCGCTTCCGTCGCTGTTGGTCTGGATCAGATTTGTGCAGCCGTCGCGGCAGGGCTCGCGGCCCTGGTTGCAGGAGGTGCCGGTGCAGGTCATTGCAGCGCCCTCCTGATAATTGCTCGCCCGAACTCCGCCGCCGCAGATGCGTCGGCGTCAGTG